TGCATTTCAAGTGTAATTTCTTTTACTGCGGATATACTCTGATTAAGTTTTGAGTTAGGATCTACCATGTAGAAGTATCTCATTTTGTGCCTCCAAGTGTAGAGCAGTTTTCTGTCATGCTCAGGACGGTTAACTACAGGATAATTACAGGCATCTTACGAAAGCCACCTTGAATCTTCTGAACGCCGTTCATTATAAAGCCTTGAAGATTCTCAATGGTCATAAAATCAGCATCATAGCCAAACTGCTCGGCTATTTCTGGCTCAGTTTCATATATTTTTGCAATACGAGCTTTTTCCTCACGGATGCGGATTGCACATTCTTTGATGTACTGCAGTCTTTCTTCTTTGTTAAGGATAATAGGTTTTGAAGCCATGGTACACCTCCAAGGTGTGTAGTTGTTGGTCATGGTTACTGTGATCGGTGTTATCCAATCTTCGACTCTTCTGACCTTGTGGTTAACGTTACTTACAGATATATGTGACATCAAATATGTCATGTATCATAGTCTGTAACCGCTTGTCTTCATCAGACATCTTAAAGATGTTGATTTTGGTTGGCGGAGTGGACCCAATCCTAAGATGTTTACGAATGAACTCCTCATCACAAGCCATAAGTTCTATAGCTTTGATGGCATCCATGTAGCTGACTTTTTCAAATACATCAGCAGGTGTTGGTACTTCTCGGTCTATTGGATACTCATAGACTCGGTTGTTACATATCGCGCTAAAGGTATCTATAATGCGTTTCATATTGTACTCCTAGCCTATGTAGAACTCTTCAACATTACAGCCAGCATCAGCATCCCAAACCATACGGGATAAAATGCGTGTGCCAGGTTTACGCCCTGTCTCTTCGTGACGTCCTTTGTAGCCGCGCCCAGAATCAATCTTTGCTTCGATTGATTCGATGAATGCAGAGTAACCAGGATGGTGAGTCTCATAGCGGAGACTCACTTTTAGTCTAGCTGATTCAGGATGTTCAGCTTTTTGTTTAATCATCCAACTAGCTTTGCTCTCGTTGTTTGGAACTTTCATATTAGACACCTCCCTGGATTTACTGCCACAATAATGTGGTCAGGATACATATTTATTGCTTCCTGTTTAGCTTTAATACGATTTGCTGCTGGGAAACTGATATTGAATGGGTTAGATGTATGTGTAGCTTTGAGTGTTATACGATAATGCATTTGTTCCTCCAGTTAAGTTTAGGGTTGCGGCGTCGGACAAGGATTCTGTCCGACGCCTAGGGAGACTTATGCAGTGATTCCGAATTCCATTTCGGTTTTCATCAGCAAAAGTTGGTCTGCGTAGTATTGCCGTAGATTACGTGGCAGTACTGAGCATACGGTTACGATGTCAGAAGACATCGCTTTAATAAAGAATTTATATAGCATTGTTATCACCTCCTTTCAGGTTGATGTGAGAAATGTTACGGAATAGTTGACCACCACTGTTCTCTATGAAGAATAGTACCTGTAAGTTAATAGGTACATGAGGTAAGTCACCTACATCACGTAAGTCTGTGCGTAGGCCATAGACAGTCTTGCCCATACCTGCAGCATAGCCAAGCTCTGCTACTGTGCCACTATCCGGTTCAGTACCATCAAGCACTGCCAAGACGCACTGTGCACGGCTAATGTCTAGCCAGTTTTCATGACCTATTTTGAAGGCAAGCTTACTGAATGCTTCCTTCTGCTCTGCTACTGTAGTAAGAGCATGACATGCCTCAATGTCTTCGCTCCAGTTGATTGCCCATGGGTTGAGCACGCAGTGACCTGCACTGGTGAGTGTGGCAACTATCTTAGCAAGATAGTTGATGTGTTCGGGCGAGAAGCCCAGGGGTGAAGCAAGATAAACTAACATACATCCTCCTTTGATTGTTCTGTGACTGGCGTCATCAGGCCACACGCATCACTGTGTGACGACGCACTATCTCACGACAGTGCGTTTCGCCGGGTGTTACTTGTCGAGGCCGAGCTGGTGGACGGCTATCAAAAAGGTATCAGCTACACAGCCATAGCCACCGTGATCATTATAAAACTTCAGCTCACGTGCAGCGAAGGCCAGCGTATCCTGCCAGCGAGGCATAGTCTTAGGATGCATAATACTAGCGTAAGTCTTATGCATCTGCTGGGCTATACACACTACGTTACTTCTTGCAATTGTTCTTTTCATTGTGCACCTCCAAGTGCATTTGTTAGTTGTTTAGTGGTAAATGACTGGCATCATTGAGGCTTATGGCATACCTCCCGCGCCTCTGATCCTCCTTTTCTAGTTGAGTTGGTCTTGCAGTGAATTTTTTACAAGAACAATCCGTGTTACTAACTCATGCTTCTTACGCTGAAATTTACCTTTGTAAGCTACCTGAGTTTTATCACTAAATATCACTTTGCTAGTTTGTGTTATTTCGTACACAAATAGTTCACAGTATGACAAACCAAATCTGTCAGTATCAGTAAGCCATTTCTTTATTGCTGGCATAAATTGTACAATACCATGGTTTGTAAATGCAAATGTGTATTCACCATTTTTAAGTCTTGGACAAAATAAGCCTAATTTTATAAATAAACCACCAAGAAGGCTATTGTCATATCGAAGTCTTGGTATTACAAAGTCCTCATCTTTATATAGGACTTCTATCCTATAGACAGGTTCTCTTATTGGTAGTTGACGCTTAGGTAATGTCAGTCTAGTTAGTTTCTGTTGTTTCTTTACTGCTTCCATTTTTGGAAGTTCATGAGCTACTTGCATAGATTCTCCTTATTATGTTTAGGTAGAAGGTAGGTCTTCTGCATAGTAATGTATGCATCCCTTATTAGCCAGTATAGTACATTTAGTTTTCTTTGTAGAGTTCTTCCTTTCATGCCATATCTCAAGGCTATTATATATGGCCATACTTGTGTCAGCGAATAAAAAGCATTTGCCGGTTGTTTTTTGCCAATATATGTTTACACTGGTGTTACATTCTGTGTAACCATATTGTTTTAATTCCTCGATATCACCTCCATTCATTATGCAATAATTAATCGCTTGGATATAGCTGATCTTTACATGTGGTTTCATATATACTCCTTTCTATATCAAGTTGTGTTGTTTAGCAATACTTATAAGCCTAGCTTCATATCGAGGTTTATAAGTATCAAGCATGTTGCTTTTTTGGACAACCCTTTTAATAGTAGCAAGACGATCAGGACTAACCATTAGTAATTTAATAAATATAGCCTCCATTATAGTGCACCTCCTTTGTACATTCTTTTTTCTTTTTTATTGTTCTGAATAATCCTGTCAATTACTGCACATATGATGAAAATGGCCACTTCGTACATAGTATGTCTCCTTATTATGTTTAGATAGAATGTAGGTCCTCTGTATAGTGATGTATATAGAGGACAGGCACTAGATTATCATGCTATTACTCGTCCACAGATAGGACACCAGATAGTTATCTCTATAATATCACCTCCTTTCTAGTTAGTTTTCTGAATGACTGGCATCATCAGGTATGTAGCATCACCTACATACGACGCTCTGTCTCACGACAGTGCGTTTCGCCATGTGCTAATAAATGTTATTAGCGGTGAGTTTGTGGTAAGCTTTTATGCGAACAAGCTTTCCAAGTTTACGGCGACGTGCACCATTCCATTTGGAATGGCGACGTGCATCAGCAACACACCATTCTGGGCAACGTTGTGAAACGATTGCATCACGGTGAATGCCGATAATGTTGGCAGACTTTGTCATGTTAATCACCTCCTTCCTAGTTAGTTTACCATACACGTATTTCAGTAGGACTGAAACGTGCATAGTTATCTCTATAATATCACCTCCTTTCTAGTTAGTTTTCTGAATGACTGGCATCATCAGGCTATAGGCGTCACCCTATAACGACGTCTCACGACGTTTCGCCACTGTATTAATTAGGCCGTTCTGTTCCCAGGTGGCTTAAGCCCGGCTAGCCTCCATAGCTAGCAGTTGTGCTAGTAGCTATTACTGCTCCAGTGTGAAGACAACGCGGGATTCAGTGATATAACCACCGATACCGTCGTTCTCTTTCAAAAGAGCGGCTTTAGCTTCTTCGAGAGTGTCGAAGTCATACGTCCACTCGCCATCAACTTCATGGCTAATAGGACGTGCGCCTTCCATGTACTCATAGAAGAAAGCACGATATTTGAACAAGTAGAGTCACCTCCTTTCATGTTATAATCTTACGAGCAAGTAAGCAAGTAAGTACAGCATATTATATTGACATGCAAATAGCAAGTAGTGAGTTACTACTGCATGCGCCACTTGCACGAGTATTTTGCCCGACGCTCATTACTACCCATACCGTGTTGTATCAGTACACCTTCCCTACTTATACCATGTTGTATTAATACCTTCATATTCTTATCTAGCTGTTTATGCTAGATAATATTGTACCTTATATTATTCTTATTTCTGCGTGTAAGATGCGCAGCCCCTAGATATATAGTCTAATTAAAGTCTTTGCCCCATATAGTTATGCTATGGCTAACAAAGCGTTTGTAGTAGTTACGTTCATCCCATAGACATATGATGGTCAGAACAAAGATGATTACTGCTATTACTGCTGACCACGCAGCGCAGAGTGGTTCATGTCTAAGTGTAGACACATATGACATGAGGACCGCGATATAACCAGTAATTATTGCATAAATTAAACGTTCCATTATATACCTCCTAGGTAAGTGTATGCGTGTGCATCCCCACACGCTGGGAAAGAGTAAAAACCGTTATGCTGCTTTCTCCATCTTAAAGAGGCCAACTCGTGTATACCCAAGGAGTCTACATGCACTATGGTATACAAAGATAGTAGCAAGGACACCAAGGATTGGAAGGTTGTTGAGGATTGCTACATAGGTGAAGATAAGGTCAGCAATCAACCAACACCATGCCATGCCTGTGAAGCGAAACTTGCTCATCAGCCATGCACCATAGATGGCGATGATAGATGCTGCCCCTCCAACATATGTTGCAGTGAAGTGGAAGGAAGTAGCAACGCCTAAGAAGATCAGTAACCCAAGGAACCATGTAAGACATCCAGCAGTGAATGCCTTAGCATGCCGATGCTTCACATACATTGGGATGGTGAACCATACAAGTCCTAGCTGAGCCGACACTAGGACAAGGTCACCAATGTGAAGACCTAGGGCTATAGTTGTTGCATTACCCATGAGAAAGACCATAGAGCCTGTCTCATACTGTGCCTCGTGCACTACACCGTGACGATCCTTGCGATTCACGAACATCAATGAACCTGTTGCTGCGAAAGCTGCTGCGATGATTGATACGATAGTCAGTGTTGCGTTCATGGTATATACCTCCTAGGTAAGTGTGTGCGTGTGCATCCCCACACGCTGGGAAAGAGTTAATAGAAATTATAGCTATTACAGCATAGTATATGTACCAAGTGCAGGACGGCTGTTGTGTTCGACGAAGGTGTCACCCTCGCGTTCTATGTATACGCCAGAGTGGAGAGATGATGCTACAGCCACACCAGCCTCAAGCATCGCTGCTGTGCATGTCTCACAGCAGTACACATGACCAACGATCAGCATCGTTGAGCCGGAGAGGTCGGTCTCACCGCTATAGAAGGCATTCCACATGGCGTTCCTCTCAGCGTGGAACTCCACGCCTTGACCGCAGATCGTGGCACAAGGCTCATAGGATGTCGTGCCCATTGCGACACGAGGACATACCTCAATACCACCAACAGTCATCCAGTTGGCACCGTAGTAGATTTTACCATTGGTAGTGATCAGAGCGGCGTAAACCTTAGCCTTGATGCAAGGCAACCAACCGTCTGCCATCTCATAGCATGCTGCGATGATGTGGTTACGAACTGCTGCGACGAAAGCGATAATTGCGATGTTGTTAGCGTACATGGTAATCTCCTTTAAGAGGTGGTTTGTATCAGAGCAAGCTCTGAGAGGTTCAAAAACATATCATTGACATGAATCTCGTCAATGATCAGACATCGTGAATCTAGATGTCTGAGGACCTATTTAAATGGTTTGCGTGAGGCCGCAAACCATTTAAACTCCGCCCTTCGGGCGGAATAATAAAATTTAAAAAATATTCTAAAATACTTAACATACTACCCATTAAGTATTTTAAATATTTTTCATTAAAATATAGAAGGCCCGTTTCAAAAATTTTCATATTTTACCTTTTTGGAAATCCAATACATTGATAATCCGCTAGCGTTTGCGCTAAGTCTAAACCGGCCCACAGAATCCTTCGGAATTGCCAACCCCCACCCCCATAAGCCTAGTATACTATAAGCAAACCTACAAAATCTCCACAAGCAAACCTACAAAATCTCCACAAGCAAACCTACAAAATCTCAATAAGTAAACCTACAAAATCTCCATAAGCAAGTCCATAGAATCATCCAGAATTACCAGCCCTCCACCACAGAATCCCTAAAATAATCTACAATCTACTTAAAAATATTTGGCCTTACCTATTTCCAAATACGATATTATATAGCCCATGATTACACTTGAGACAGCACGCAAGATAATGAAAGCGATTGAGACCTATACTGGGCCTATGCAAGCAGATGTGCTCATAGCTACAGTTGCCGAACAGACTCTAGAAACACCGGCCACTATCACAAAGGTTATCGAGTTCTTACAAGAGTGTCGTGGGGAATTAAAAATAGTAAGTCCTACACCAGCCCCAGCCCTACCAGACATAGATGATGCGCCACTGGACCTTATGAATGAACTTACGTATAATTATAAGATAGCAAAACGTATACTCCAACAAGGACTTGTACAAGACCAATCTACAGATCCTGAGGAAACACGTAAGTCGCTAAGGACGATCTCAACATTCATGGAGCAGGCGTTAAAGCTTCAAGAGCGTTTATACAATACCCAACAGATGCAAAAGTTCCAAGAAGCAGTCCTCGATACCATAGCTACTGTTGACCCCGTCTATCGGGATGCTATAATTATGAGGATGCTAGAGTGATAAAAGATACTGAGTATGGTCTAGCATTTCAAGAAATACTTAGAATAAAGTACGGTGATAACTCACAGCAGTCTTACTCTGACTGGATATGTGAGAATACCTTGCTTAAAGCTAAGAAATATTCATTTCGGGATCATGAATATCAATTCTCCCCGGTAGACGATCCTGCCCGTATATTGGTGATGGAGAAATGCGCTCAGATGGGTTTTACTGAGTGCTTCTTTAGATGGATGCTAGCATTCCTAGTTAAGCATCAAGGCTCACAGGGGATCTTCACTCAACCCACTGATAGAGACATGAGCACATTTGCCAAAAGCCGTGCTGATGTTATTATGGAAGAATGTCCAGTAGTTAAGAGGCTTGGCACAGGAGGGGTTGATAGTGTCCAACTTAAAAGAATCGGTAGCTCCTTCCTCAACCTTAGAGGCACGTTCGGTTCCCGAGCTGCTATCTCTGTACCGTCAGACGCAAACAACTATGACGAGGTTAACTTCTCTAATCCTCGGGTACTCAATCAATACAAGTCACGATTACAACACTCTGCTTATAAGTATGAAAGATACATTAGTACGCCTACAATTCCAAATTATGGAGTTAGTGAACTTTACAACCGATCGGATCGTAAGCGACTCTTTATCAAATGTAACCACTGTGGAGAACAACAAACCTTAGATTGGCCCACAAGTATATTTTTTAAAGAGCACTCTACTGGTAAAGTAATACCACATAATGATGAGTTTATTGAACTATATATTGAGAAAGAATATGAGTATCAACCATTCATTGGCTGTAAAAAATGCCATAGAGAGCTAGATAGAAGTTGGCAGTACCGTGAGTGGGTTGCAGAGTTCCCAGAGCGTAATAGAGACCCTGATAGTGGTATTAGTGGGTATCATATCAATCAACTTGACGCTACTTATATTAGTGCGCTAGAGATTGTTAGAGCTTCTGATAAACGGCTGGATGGCTATAAGAAGATAGAAGACTTCTATAACTTTGTATTGGCCCTGCCGTATGAAGGTGGTGACTCTGTAAAGATTACAGAAGCCTCTAAGCAGGTCGCTACTATTCCACTGGCGATGCCTGATTCTGGTTCTGGTTGTTATCTAGGTGTAGACTTAGGTTCTACCTGTCATATAGTTATTATTAAAGATATTTACTTACCAACAAAGATAGGGCCTACTCCGGTAGTTATTGCTGCATATAGAGTAAGCAAAGATGTGCTTGAGGAAAGACTACCTGAGTTCATTAAGAAGTATGGTTGCTTATTTGTTGTATCGGATGCTCAGCCTTATACAATTACCGTTGAGAAAATTGCTAAGATGCATTTGAACCGTATGAGTGTATGCTTTTTCGGCGGTAAGAAATCTTATAGTCTTACAAGTGATTATATAAATGTGACAGCTAACCGTACCAATGCACTTGATGAGGTAACAGATAGTATACCTGTAGGTAATACTTTAGTTGCTTCTGGTATACCGGATTATGATATACTCTGGCAGCATATGAAGAATCTTGTTAAGGTTAAAGCTGAAGACGATGATGGTTCTGAGTACTATGAGTATGTTAAAGTAGGGGAGGATCACTATGGCTATGCTTTATGTTATGCTTTACTAGCTAGAAAAATATTCCTGGAGACTAGACCAAATGCTAAAGAGTGTAGTGCACCGGTAAACATTACAGGGACAGCGGTGTCTATATGAGCATTAAAGTAACTCAATTTTCTATTAAGTCTGAAGTAGACTCCTTAGTAGTGCAGCTAAGCTTTGATATTACTGGCGCTACAGGTGAAGTAAGCTATTCTATTTCTGAAGATCCAGCAAAGTTTATTTGGCAGTCATATAGGCCTATAGAATATAAGTTTAGTCTTAGGGGTATTCATACCTTATACTTAACTGTAAAAGATACAAATAGTATATCTGATACTATATCTGCCCAATGTCAACTAATAACTTCCTTAAATGGAAATGAAGTATTACAACAGCATATAGCTACACAGACTATATCTGTAAATGCTTTAAAAACCTTTATACTAGATACTCCAGCCTTAGAGACTAGTATAATTACATCTGATTCTATGCTTATAATGACAGCCGCTATACCACTTAGTGGCCATAGAGCTGTAGCACAAGTTAACGGTTTGGCAAACTATGGTGTAAATGTAATAGGTATAACTAGAGATGCATGTCTTGCAGGTAGTGAAGTTGTAGTACAGTTTAGGTCTACTATGGAAGAGCCTAGTTGGAATTGGGACATAGATCTTCCAATATATTCTACTAGTATGGGAGTTTTAACTCAAGTAGTACCTGATAGTGGTATACTACAAAGGGTAGCAATGCCTTTGTCTAAGTCTAAAATTCTAATAGATATTAAAGAACCAATCCAACTATAAAGGAGATACATGATGCCAGTGCAACGATTCTTATCAATTATAAATGGAATTAAGACGGCGATTACAGCAATTACAGCTAGTACAGGTGTGGCAGATGGAGGTAAAATAGTAGCTACAGATCCTACTACAGGTAAGTTAGATATGTCTTTTATGCCCTCTGGTGTAGGTGCAGAAACAGACACTATAGTAGCTGATGTTGGTGGTTTAGCCGCTGGCGATATAGTTAATATCTATAGTAATGGTGGTACTCTTACTGCGCGTAAAGCTGATGCATCTACAGAAGGGAAACCTGCACACGGCTTTGTAACTGCAGCTGTGATTGCTGGTAATAATGCTACTGTACATAGGCCTAACCAAACACTTACAGGCTTAACTGGGCTTACAGTTGGTAGTGAATACTACCTATCAGCTACAACAGCTGGTTTAATAACAACTACTATACCAACTGCTACTGGTAATGTAGTGCAATCTGTTGGTATAGCTATGTCAGCTACATCTTTAGCTTTTAATCCTTCGGAGGCAATAACCCTTGCTTAAGAAACCATTATGCGCATATGATGGTAAAATAAAAGAACTTCAAGCCAGTGACACTCTATATGGTCCTATAGATTTATCATCAGCTACTGAAGACTACTTACTTAAACCAGGGGAAATTGCCTTTATAGACTTTAGTAGTCAATTAACTGTATTCTTGCATATTACAACTGAAGAAGGCATATATGATATAGATATGGTAACTACTGATCAAGCGACAGCTAAAGATGGGTTTATCTTATATGCAAATAACACTTCTTATGACACAGCTTTTTTAGGTACCCTAGTATATACAGATTTCGTACCTGGTACAGGTAGTGCTAATTTAGCTAATTGGCACCAACAGGATGGTGGATTTTGGATATCTGGTGGGACAGGTTACTTTACGTGTAGAGTAAGTACATATACAAAAATGAAATCTTTAGTTGGTGAAGGATTTATGACTAAAGTACTAAATAATGATACTAATAGGAGACAGACAAATCAGTCAGATTATTGGGATGATGCGTCAACTGCATATACATCATTAGGTAAGTTAGTATTTCCATCAGCTCAGTCTGGAAGAATAGTAGTTAAGAGGATCATTTGATCAACCACCTAAATATTCTGGTCATAAATAAATTAGCCTAGATTTAATACCTAATTACTTATAATATACAATAAATAATTAGGTTTTATTTTATCCAAACTATGTATAGGTTAGAGGTAGTATAATGAGTATATTAGGCTGGATAACTGGTAATTTTACTAAAAAATTAGTAGAGTCATCCTCATCACAAAATAATAGTTCATATGACTCATACGATAATCTAGCCGTAGAAATCGGTAAAGTGTCTACTACGCGTATTGCACCTGAAACACAGCGTGTAGATCCTAATATGCCCATTCAACGTGATAACCGTGGTTTTCACCTACAGGGTGTTGAGCAATACCGGTACATGGATGCTGATACACTCTTAAAACAGTTATCAAAAATGGATCCAGATGTATCTGCTGGTATTTGGAATTTTTTACGACTTCTAGATTCTGGTTTTAAGGCAACAGCTTTAGATAAAAATCTTTTACCAGCGGATAAACTTCAAACTAAACTAGACCAGATGTTATTCAGAATGTCAGGAAAAGCTGATTATAAAAATTGGGACGCCTTAAGATTAAGCATTACCCAGGTAGCCAACCAAATGGCTAAGTATATTCTACTCCGAGGCGGCACAGGGCTGGAGGTAGTGCTTGGAAAAGATAAGCGATTATTTAAAATGGTGGTGGTTGACCCTATTAATATTTATTTTAAGCAACCAGCTAAAGGTCAGTTTATACCTTATCAGAAAAATAATACTACTGGTGAAGAAATTTGCCTCGGAATACCAACGTTCTTTTGGGGAGTTCTAGACCCTGATGCAGATAGTCCTTTTGAAACACCACCATTCCTACCAGCTATACAAGCTGTATTATTTAACATATCAGTACTGCAAGATTTACAACGTATTGTAAAGCGTGTTGCATTTCCCCGTATTGCCATAAAAATAGTTGAGCAGACTTTGCGCAAGTATGCCCCAGCTCATATACAGTTTGATGAAACATTAATGGCTAACTGGATGAATGAACAGCGTAATTCAATTGGTGCATCACTTAAAAACTTAGCTCCAGAGGATGCAGCAGTATTTTTTGACTCTATAGAACTAGAGATGCTTGAGACAAAGAATAATGCTACAGTTGATTATGCACCATTAATTAAAGTAATTGACCAAAGAGTAATTACTGGTCTTAAATCACTGCCTACAATACTTGGCCGCCAGTTTGGTTCATCGCAAACTCTTGGTGGAGTAGAGTCTTTGATTTATGCTAAGTCTGTTAAGTGTGTACAAGATGTAGTTATTTCTATACTTGAGCGTGCATTAACTTTATCAATGCAATTAGAGGGCATTAAAGGTTATGCACGTTGTAAATATGGTGAAGTGTCCTTAAGACCAGCACATGAGCTAGAAACTTTTATGCAGCTAAAACAAACTAGGATATTTAAAAACTTAAGTTTAGGCTTTATCACAGATGCTCAGGCTGCAGAAGAGCTCACTGGTGATCCAGGTTTACCGCCTACATTTAAACCTTTATCTGGAACTGGTTTTATGGATCCTAGGTCCAGTAGTATAGATGCAATGGCTGTACAGGCAGATAGGAATCCTACAGGGTCTGAAGCGGCAGGCGGTGGGAGGAATACTAATGGCTATTGAAGAGATAGGAACAGGAGTTTATGATTTTGACATTAATGCTGGCGCAACATTTACCCGCTTTATAAATGTAAATTTACCAAAAACTAATCCAGATGATCCTACTGAAGCTCTTAAGCCATTCCCACTTATTGGTTATGTTGGTAGAGCACAGCTTCGTAAAAATGCTGCTGCCACAGTGGCATTTAATTTTACTGTTACTATTCTAGCAGATGGTCTTATTAGTATGGTTATGACAGATGAAGAGACTGCAGTAATACCTTGTGGTAGACTAATAACTGATCTAAAAAGTAGATACCAATGGGCTCTTGAACTGGAAGCGCCTACTGGAGAGGTAATTAGGTTACTGGAAGGCGTAGTAAGAATCTCACCGGAGATTGTAAAATGATAACTCCGTCTACTATTGTAACTGCAGTAACAGTACCACCAGTGAATATGGTTGTACAAACACCTGCCCCAGTACAGGTATTTGCAGCACCTACAATTGTATTTACTGGTGATCTACCACTAGAGTCTCCTAAACTTACTGGTATACCGGAAGCTCCTACAGCTGCACCTGGTACTGCAACAGGCCAGTTAGCTACAACTGAGTTTGTTGATAAAGCTACAAGGTTTATCTTTACACAGTTAACTCCTTCGCTTATATGGGAAGTAAATCATAATATGAATAAGTATCCTACCTACATAGCTATAGAGTCAGGTGGTGAGCAAGTAGTTGGTGATTTAGAGTATAAAGATTTAAATACACTTATTTTAACTTTTTCAGCTGCAATTTCAGGTAAAATGTATTTAGTATAAAAGGAGATTTTTATGAAATACCTATCAAATATTGATCTAGTTAAGAATCAACTTTTAAATGCATCTGTGCATAATTCTGCAACTCCTCCAACTAATCCAGTAGAAGGCCAGATTTATTTTAATACAACATCTGGTGATAAACAGTTTTACTACTTTAATGGTACTAACTGGATTAATCCTTCAGCTATTGACTTATCAAGTCTAGTTGCAAAATCATTGTATGATGCCTATACAATCCTCATGGCTACCGCAGATAATAACCCTGTTCCTCTAACAGTTGGTGAGCAGACTGTTGTTGGTCGTGTAACAGGTGGTGCTATTGCAGCTATTGCTATCATTTCAGACCTCACAGCTGCAATTGCAAATAATGATTCTATCCCAAGTGCCAAAGAAGTTAAACGATATATTGAGACAAAACAGAATTTGCTTACCTTTGGTATTGCACAGACTAATGCTGTGCTTGTAAGTGCAGCTGATGTAGCCGCTGGTGAGTATGCTAGGTTTACAAACACTGGTCTTGAGAGCCGTACTGCAGCAGAAGTACTTGCAGATATAGGAGCACTTGCAGTATCTGCTATCGATACAGATAATACTCTAGCAGCTAATAGCGATACCAAAGTGGCCTCACAAAAAGCTATTAAAGCCTATACTGATGCTCTTATTGCAACTGCTAATGCAGTTGTCTATAAAGGTATTATTGATTGTTCTAATAATCCAAACTTTCCAGCTGCTGATGCAGGTTGGTTATATATAGTAAGTGTTGCTGGTAAAATTGGTGGTGAGGCTGGACAGTCAGTTGAAGCTGGTGATATTATTATTTGTAACACGGATGCAACCCCATCAGGCTCAGATGCTACGCAAGGAACTAAGTGGAATGTTATTCAGAAAAATATTACAGGTGCCGTTACTGGTCCCGCTTCTTCTATAGATGGTAACATTGCCGTCTTTGATCAAACAACTGGTAAGCTTATTAAAGATGGTGGTGTTACAATAGCTTCTTTACAAAACCAGAACGCTAATCATACTGGTGATGTAATTGGTGCAACTACTTTAACTATTGCTCTTAATGCTGTCACACTGGCTAAGATGGCTAAACTCCCAGCTAATACTATAATAGGTAATAACACAGCTGGAACTGCTGATCCAAAAGCTTTAACTGCTGCTGAAGTTCGTACAATGTTGAATGTGGCTGATGGTGCTACTAGCAATATTGGTACTGTTGTTAAAGTAGCAGCTAGTGTTGGAAATGATGAAGCTAAGGACTTTGCTGTAGTGCATAATCTTAATACACGAGATGTTGTTGTAGGAATTTTTGAAACTGCTTCACCTTGGGCAGCTGTTCAAGTTGATTATGAATTAACAGATGTAAATACAGTTACATTACATTTTGCTAGTGCGCCTACCTCTAACCAATATAGAGTTGTAATAACAGCATAGTATAGGGGTGGATAATGAAACATCTTAGTAAGGATATTTTTATACCTTCTACTGCAGACCAGGCCTCACTAAATGTGGTGCCTGGTTCTGCTGTATCTAATCCAGAATCAGGCGATATTTGGAATGAATCTGGTGCTTTAAAGTTTAGAACTCTTACTGACATTAAAACATTAGCAACTACAGACCAGCTTATTAGTTCTGCTTCTGCTATTGCTTATACTCCAACAGCACCGATTACAAGTACAACAGTACAAGGAGCATTAGACCAAGTAGCTAATGCAGCACAAGCTGCCACAGCTTCTTGTGATGGCTATGCCACTGCTATACAAATAGCAAAACTTGATGGTATAGCAGCTGGGGCAGAGGTTAATGTCAATGCTGACTGGAATGCAGAAAGTGGTAGTGCACAGATACTAAATAAACCTTTAACATATGCTCCTTCAGCACATACAATAGCATCACATTCAGATTGGCCTGCGGCTGTAAGTATGACAGAGGTTGGTTATCTTGATGGTGTTACTTCAAGCATACAGACACAGGTAGATGGTAAAATGCCATTAGCAGGTACAACTGGGGCAGTGGCATTTGGGACAGTGACCACAACTGGCAATGTTGGAATAGGAACTGCAAGTCCAGCTTATCTGCTAACACAAAAATCTACTTCTGCCTTGGAGTCTGCGTCTTTGGGTGCTGAGTTGGCAGTCAACAATTGGACTACGACTGGCTGGACAGGAAATTTTGCTTCTGGCTTTACTCATACTACTGGTAATACGACAGCTTTAACTAACACTCTTGCAGCGACGGTAAACAATCTTTATCAAATTTCATATACTGTGACTAATAGAACTACTGGCAGTTTCGTTATTAGTTTTGGTGGGGTAACTGCCCCATCAGCTTATGCAACTGGTGCTTGGGGGCCTAAAGCCACTTCAACTGGCACTTTGTCAATCACTCCTACTTCTGATTTTAATGGTACAATTGTTATTAGTGTGAAACAAATAACAGGTATTTATTCTCCAACTTATGTTATATCTGATAGTACTGGAAACAATACGCTAGAAATTCATAGTTCCCTAGGTTTTTTGAATAACACTTTTATTGGAAAAAATGCAGGTAGGTATAACACAACAGGCAATAATAATTCAGCTCATGGAGTATCTACACTTCAAAGCAATACCACAGGTTATAGCAATACAGCTCAAGGTGTATCTACTCTTCAAAGCAACACAACAGGTTATAACAATTCAGCTCATGGAGTATCTGCACTTCAAAATAACACCACAGGTTATGGCAATTCAGCTCATGGAGTATATGCTCTTCAAAACAACACAACAGGCTATAACAATTCAGCTCATGGAGTATCTGCTCTTCAAAGCAATACTACAGGTAATAGTAATGCAGCTCATGGAGTATCTGCTCTTCAAAGCAACAATGTAGGTTATAGCAATGCAGCTCAAGGTTACGCAGCTCTTTATAACAATACTTCTGGCTATTGTAATGCAGCTCATGGTGCATATGCTCTTTTTTCAAATACCACTGGTTATAACAATTTAGCTCAAGGTGTGTATGCTGGTCGCTATATCTCTGGCGGCAGTACTGCTAACCAAACCTCCAATAACTCTATATACATTGGTTATAACTCAATGGCTTTAGCAAATGGAGATACCAATGAGATTGTTATTGGAGCTTCAGCAACAGGGAATGGTTCAAATTCTGTAACATTAGGTAATAATTCAATAACTAAGACTGTTTTGACCGGTAATGTACTCCTAGGTACGACGACAGATGACGGTTCTGGCGCTAAGTTACAGGTTAATGGTGGAATACGTTCAACTGGTCAGTTAACACATGTGGCTCCAACATCATTAACACTTTCAGCAATTAGAGAATGTGGTTTGTGTTATGTAGATGATACACATATAAAAATTTATATGAAAGGCGCTGATGGTACTGTCCGTTCCAGTACACTTACACTTGCTTAAAGGAGCAAATATGAGTACAGTAAACTACAGTGAATCAACAATATCAGGTACAAGCTGGAAACGTATCAGTAGAATACAGATAGACAACCCAAGACCTCCTTTAATTCCTAGTATGATGATGGTAGAAGATGAAGTTGTCAATATAGGGGTGAAAGAAATTAGTACGCGAGTTGCTAATTTGTCTTGCCAATTTGACCCAGCAGATCCAGATGATTTGATGCTATATGATTTGCTAAATAAGAAGTATGTCAAGTTAAGAGAAGCACGTGATGCAGCAGTAATAACTGAGACAACTGAGGTGACAGTATGATTAAGCTTTGGATTTATAATCAACTTCTTGTAATGGATTGTGGTCTTAATGCATTATTTGGTGGGAGTCCTTTTGAAACATGCTCAAGTAGGCTGGGAAGGCATTACAACACATCAAGAGTTGCCAGAATAGTAGCTGATATTATTGACTGGTTGGCGTTCAAACTAGCTGGAGAGGTAAATCACTGTAAGAGTAATATTCTTGATTCATCACGATATGAAAACAGGGAAATAATAAAATAATGCGAGTTATATCATAGTGTTTGAAACTGTGATGAATAGCACAGACTGGTATATAATCGCTTTCAATTAGCAGTATTAAAAAGAAACGCGTGAGTGCATTGCCCAGAAAAACAGCTACAAGAAGTGTATATAGTAGGCTATAACCATGATAAGACTAGTATTCTATATACTGTTATTATTTATACCAATCCAGGTAAAAGCAGCTAGTATTGATAAAGCACTAGTTGTTGTATTTGGTCATGAGGGTGGTCTACAGTGTGATCCTGACGACCCAGGCAACTGGACAGGGGGGAAAGTTGGGCATGGTAGACATGGCTGTACTAAATTTGGCATTGCTACTAACTCTTATCCTAATGTGAATATTAAGGCACTAACAATAACACAAGCGAGGAATATCTATAAACGAGACTATTGGGACCCACTACACCTAACTGAGTTTGAAGGACAATGGATAGCAACTGAAACATTTGATACAGCAGTTAACTGTGGAAAAACAACAGCCGCTAATATGCACTTGCGGTTAATTAATGCCTTTGGTCCGGCACACTACCTTTTAAATGGTAAGATAAACAGTGAGCAAGTAGAGTGGATAAATAAGTTTACTAGAAAGAAGATCAACCGTATTACCTATTATAAAGCTTTGAATGTTCTACAAGGAGAACGCTACTTGGTAATTATTGAACATAAGCCAAAGATGATTAAATACGTTAATAGCTGGTATATGCGGGTGGGACAATGACAGCTGTAGTAGGTTTATGACAAAGGACTTAATGGAATATATTTCTTGAAACTATGTCTTTTCACTACTAAACCATATGAATGATATAATTGGAGGTTATTATGGACGGGTAAAGTGATTCATACTATTATTCACAACATATCAACCTTTTAATTTATTGGGTGGCGACTAGATTCCACATGTTATAAAATAGCGGTTAATAATTCGATTTTACTTATCCTAACTACATAAGGAGTTACACATGCAAACTAACACACAAGCTTTCAGTATCACAAAAGGTCTATCTTTTAGCGCTATCTTAGAGTATAAAGAAGATGGCAAACGAGTTTTTACTGATTACACAGGATATGAGTTTAAGGCCCAGTTCCGCGCGGCTAAAAGTCCGGTAGCTGACTTATTTGCAACTGTAGTGCCTGTGGCTGTTGGTCTTGGTCAACTTCGCATATCTCTAACAGATGCCCAAACAGATTTATTTACTGGTACAACTATTTACTATGACATTCTGGCTAAGCCGCCAGTTGGGGTAGTAGAAAAGATTTATGAAGGTGTAGTTACTCTAATAACTCCAGTAAGTGTTACACAGTGGGAGAATATTCCTCCTGTGACAACTCCATCAATACTAACTGGTTCATTTAATACTGACCAATCTCTTACTCTGACGGTTAATGAAGCTGGTGCTGTAATTTACTACACAACTGATGGTTCAGTGCCTACAGCTTCATCTACCAAGTATACAACCCCAATTGCAATCACAACAACTACTACAGTCAAGTTCTTTGCTGTTGATACAGCTGGTAATGTTGAGGCAGTTCATACTGAAGTTTATACTATTGACAAGGTTGCACCTGTTACTACTTGTAATCAGGCAGATAATGCTCATATCTCAACTACTGATAATATTACTTTAACCACTAATGAAACAGCCAAAACATACTATACAACTGATGGTTCAACACCTACTAAAAACTCTACATTGTATGCTGGTGCATTCCAGTTAGCTGCTGGTACATATACAATCAAGTTCTTCTCTGTTGATACTGCTGGCAATGTTGAAGCAGTAAAAACAGTATCTGGTATAGTCGTCTCACAGGGATGACATAGATAAGATTACTGAAGCCTGCCGCTTAGCCTGTAAAAAGTTTAAGCGGCAGGTTAAAGAATTTTTTGAAGACCTGGAGAGTCAATATTATGAGGCCAACAGCACAGGAACTTGCTATAATAAACAGTAGATTGCCAGGAACAACAATGAGCGAGAGCCAAGTTGAAGTACTGCCATTTCGACTGTTTGATAATCAACTAACAGACCGTTATACCATCATGTCCCAGGAGATGATGAAAAAAATGGCACTAGATGCTAATAATGGTATGATTGCATTTAACTCTATGCATCAATCATCAAGTACTCTTCCAGTAGGGCGCTCTATTGCTGGTCAGATAGTTACAGATGGTACAAATAGTGAGTTACAGGTTAAACTCTATGCTGTTATACAGCGACCTGATGGTACCACAATGGAAGATGGTAAGGATATAGCTGATCGTTATAATACGGGTGCTGTTTATGCATGTTCGGCTGGTGTTCAGGTTGGTTTCTATCAGTGTAGTATCTGTGGTAATGACATTCGTGACTGGCAAAACTGTGATCACTTTCCTGGCGAAACCTATATTATAGACGAAAAGCCTGTAGTGGCTACGGCTTTAATGACTGGGCATGACATTCAGAATGGTATAGCTATGGACTGTGGATGTTATGAATGTTCAGCAGTAACAGCTGGTGGTGTTCGTAATGCATCTGTTTTATCAGAGTCTTTTAGTCTATACTCAAAAGATCTAGATGTAAAAGAGTTTAAAAAGTCTCAGTTTGAAGGTAAAGAAATCGCTGAGCATATTACACTAATGCCATATACGGCAAAACCTAATAAGGAGGAAGTACCTATGGGAGATATAGCCCAAGACAAAGAATTGCTATCTAAGAACTATGAACTAGTTGCTGAGAAAGCAAAAATCGAAGTAAAACTAGCAACACTTGAAGGGGAGTTTAACCTCCTGAAGACTACTTCTGAGGCAGTAGCAAAACAGCTAGAGACTACTCAAGCTGAATTTGCTCAGTCTAAAATAGACCTGGCAGGTGCGTTAGCATCTGTTGAGGAGTTTACAAAAAAGACTGCAGACCTAGAAGCAGCTGCAGAAGCTTTAAAAGTTGAGTATGAAGCAAAGATAGCTGATGCTGAAACTAAAGTAGCTAATGCTGCCGCCTTTAAAGCTGCTTATATAGCTATTGTAGAAGCTGATGGCGTTAAGATTGCTCGTGAAGCCGACTATGCTTCTAAGTCTTTAGAAGAGCTTCAGGCTCTGCATACAGAGTACTTAGCAGAAATTGCTAAGCTTCCTTCTGGTCAACAGACAAGTATAGATGATGCTGGGACTCAAGTTGTATCTGGTGCTTATGTAGGTATTCCTGAAGATCTATTCAAAACTGGCCGATAGTGTAAATAAAAACTAATATGGAGGATTACAAAATGTACATTAATCATCAGGGAATTGGAACTGGCGGTGGGCTTCCTTTTTCATTAGCAGCTGGTCTTAGAACACCTGTTGCTCAGCAAGCAACATTTACAGCTTATAATAAACTGGCTACTCGTACAGCTGTACAGGGTCAAGTTGATCTTTGTGGAGCTGGTGAAATTGCAGTAGGTGTTTTTGTCGATTGTTCACCTAAAGGTGATACATGCACTGTTGAAACAGAAGGTTTTAACTGGGTTAAGTATACTGGTACAGCTCCTGCTGTTGGTGACCTTGTTACTCCTGCTGCTGGTGGCTTAGTAGCTCTAGTAGCTGCTGGTGCTGGCTCAGCTGCTGCTGTAACTCTTGGTGAACTTCGCGCAGGTGTTTGGCAGGTTGATCAAGTCAATACTGCTGATACAACTGTTCTAATTCAATTAGGCCACTAAAACTCACTATATAAGGAGATAAATCAGATGAATCTTAATACAAAAATTAAAGCATTAACCCGTTATGCTAGTGCTGCTGAAGTACCAATGGGAACTAAAGATGCAGGTCTTGATCACTACAAACGTGCTAGTGATTTAGGCATGACCCTGTGGCAGTACTTTGAACTGATTCAGCCGTCTAAGCCTGATGATAACCTAACGGCTTTTGAGCGCCAGCTTCAACTATCTGGTATCATCACAAAGTCAGATGCTACTCGTGGTCTGTTTGCTTCTACTGGTGAGTACTTCTTTCAGTCAGATCGTCCAGGTTCTGCTATTCTGTTCCCTGCCCTGCTTCAGAAAACTGCTCTATGGGCTAAAATGAACCAGGTATGTGACATTAACAGAATTGTTTCTACTACACGTACTATCGCAGGTACGTCAAGCTACCAGTCACTTTTCATTGATGACTCTGCTATAGTTGGTGGAGCAAATGCTACAGCACATGGACGTCGTTTCCGTGTTGATCAACGCGGTCACTTCCCTTCAGTCAAAATTGGCTGGAGTGAAACAGCTTCTGCAGTTACTAAGCATGGTGTTAAGCTTGACTGGACTTATGAGTTTGTTCGTCGTGCTTCTATAGAACTGATGACAACTGTTGTTGCCCGTATCATGTTGCAAGATCAGCAGGAACTATTTAATGAGGCTATTTCAGTAGCTATTAGTGGCGATGGTACTGCTGCAAGTCCTGCTGCAATGGTTAAAAAATTCCGTCATGCTGGTGTAGCAACCGCTAATGACATTGTTATTAGTGCTTCTTCTCCTGCTGGTAAGATTACTTATGAGGGCTACCTGAAATTCATTGGTGGCTTCAAGCCTTATAATATCAATGTTATTGTTGGTAATACTGCAACTTTAACAAAACTGATCCTTATGGATCGTCCTAATATGGATCCTGCTCAGATTATCACTACCCTGCTTACTCAGTCTTCTAGTCAGGGCAAGATTACTGCAGACCAGTTTAATGGCCAGTTATTCCCTAATGTTACCTTCTACCCTTCAGAGGCAGTTGGTAATGACATTATAGTTGGTTTTGATACTCAGTTCGCAATGGAGCGCGTAATTGAGCTAGGTTCAGACATTCAGGAAATTTCTCGTGTAGTAGAGAACCAGACTGAGGCTATGGTTATCTCTATTGCTGATGGCGTTTCCAAGATCTTCCCATCTGCTATTCAGGTACTTGATTTCTCTGCAGCTTCTCAAGGATAAGATCAGTCATTTATGATCATACCTACTGGCTAACTGGTAGTCTCTCTCCAGTTAGCCAGTAGGACCTTAGCAAAGGAGTTCAGATGAAACTCGGAGAAGTAAATGATTTAGGTTTAGGTAACTGTTACGAGTGTAAAGAGTGGAAGGAACTTCCCAGTTTACATCCGAAATTTAAGAAGAAACCAAGAAAGGAGCGGCCAAGAATTTGTGGGGCATGTTATGCTAAAGTCCAACGAGCTACTGAGCCGTTCTTTTTTGCAAAAAAGTCAATATCTTCACATAAGTCTACTTCTAAGGAAGGTGACTATAATATAAGGGACATAAAAGAGTTACATAAATGGCAGGCTTTTAAATGTGCTTACTGTGGTGAACCAATCCACTATAAGTTTACACTAGAACACATAGTTCCTAAGATTCAAGGTGGTAGAAATATACTAACAAATATATTACTCATATGCCACGAGTGTAATTCTAGTAAACAAGATTTTGAACTAAAATACTGGTTAGAAGTAAAAAATTATAGCATTAAGCCTAAAATATTGCTTAAAATTAAAGGAGCATATCATGAGCATGGATACGAATTTGAAGCAGGATGTGAGCACTGTGAAGGAAACAGAAACAAAGCAATCTGTACCAGCAGCCCAGGCAGCCCCTATAAAGAGTGCATCAATAAAAGCAAAGTATAAGTCAGAAGATTTCGGTGGTGTTCCTATAGTTAAACTTAAGCTTAAATTTGCTGGTACAATGCAGTATGATTCTCAGTACCATTTAAAGCTTGATTCTACTGAAGCTACTGAACTTCCGTTAACTCCATTCTTTGCCTCTAGAATTGGCCAAACAATAGATCTTTGTGCTTAATAGGGATATACGATGCCGCCTGATGACATTGATAAACGACTAAGAGAAGTAGAGAATAAAGTCTACTCTTTTGAACAAACTTTTGGTCGTATAGCTGATGACATACACGACATAAAAGAAAGTATTACTGAGTTTATTGAAGTTAAAAGTAAACTAAGTGGTATAGATATTTTGTTTAAGCGAGTAGATGAACTGCGTAAAGATATACAAACAGTTGATAAAGCTGTTACACCAATGGTTAATGAAGTAAATGCCTGTGCTGTTGCAAAGGTTGACTTTACAACACAGTTTCTTGCAGTCACTACTAGATTAACCAAGCTTGAATTTGAGCATGAAAATTGCGCAAGACTAAAGGATGGAACTATAACTTTTTTATCTGGTAGATTTGGAAATATTTTTGACTGGATACTAAAAATAAGCTTAGGAGCCCTTTTAGTATATGTTGCAAAAAATGGTCTAAGGTGATAGTATAATTAGAGTTAGATAGTTAGTAACAACAAATGATGGTAAGCTGTCTAACTCTAAATTTTGGCCATTTATAGGCCGTAGTGTATCTATCTATGTAGTTATTAAGCTTACAAATAATGATAAAGTGACTTGGGAGATATTCTTAGTATACCTGGGTACTGTAGGTGGTTTATCTCAGATAAGTAGGTAGCTGTCTTATAGATATGGAGTTAATGACAATGCAGGCACTCCTACAGAAAGTGATGCCAGTACTGTTGAAATTCAAAAATACGCATATTGTACATCTAGTAGGACAGCAACAAAAACAGTTACAAGTACAAGTACAAGTACAAGCACAAAGTTTTCAACAACTAAGTTTAAACCTACAGAGCCAATTGAAGAGTCAGGAGTCTAATATGGATCCTATTACATGGGCCACGGCATTAGGAGTGCTACAAAAATACTGGTGGGTCCTGTTACTGATAGCTGTAGCTATCTATGTACAGATTCTGCGAACTGGTATAGAGTCAAGAGATAAGGTTATTAATCAGCAAATAGAAACTATAACTTCTAAAAATGCTGAAATTAAAGACCTTAAAGCAAAAACTGAAGCACAGAATAAGGCTGTAGATGATATGGCCCAAAAAGGAAAGGAGCAGGCAGCAAGACTTGATACGGCTATAAAGCGTGTTAATGATATGAAGCCAGCTACACAGGTGATAATACGTGAGATATACACAGATAAAACTAAAGATGCTAATCAGTTGTTGCTTAATGCTCTTAGTGACTAGCTGTTGTAAATGGTGTCCACCTATTGAAAAGACTGTTGAAGTAAAAATTCCAGTTCCTGTTTCTTGTCCAGCACCTCCAGTTTTTGAAAAGGTAGTAGATCCAGTTTTAAGTTTTACTGACTCAGTTACAATTGAACAGAAAATTAAAGACTTAAGAGCTTCAAGAGTACTTTGGCGTGAAAGAGCAAAACAACAAGAAGTCCTTCTAGACTCTTATAGACAAAATGTAGCTAAAGAAAAATTATACTTTGGTAACTATTCGGGGTCTAAATAATGTATCAATTATCCTTTGAAGCACCTATAGAATATTTAGACTCTGTCAGAGCACTTCTAGGTGTTACTGTGGATGAGTTATCTGATGATACTATAATGACTTTAGCCATAGTGGGCCAGGCTGAGCAAGACCTTTTGATGCTTGCACCAACAGCTGGTGATATTTTAGAAAACCAGTCTACTCCAGATAATATCATAAATAAAGTTATGATAGCTTTTGTTAACTTAATAGCTTTTTATGCCTACGGTTCTCTAAAAATTAGTTTACTACTATCTGAAACTGACAACAAGACAACTGCTACTAGATTTAAGGGCGCACTCTCTAGAGATCCAAATGAGTTTAAGGTTTCTGCCATAAAATTACTCATAAACATGGGTATAGCAGTATCTACTGGTACACCAGACTTATTATCATTCTCAGTGCCACAAACAGATATAATTACTGGTGATATAAATGTTAGATAAAGTCACTAAAAAAGCCTATCATACTTTAAAAGTACCAGATACCTTAGGTGTAATACATGATATTAAAGTTTTAAATTTTCTAGCATCTGGCACAAGAACTCATAAACTGGATAGACAGTGTATTGTTGATAAAGATTCAAGTCTAAAACCTGGTATGATGTTAGTGTTACCAGATGGTAAAATAATAATCGTGTCTCATAAACAAGCAGATATTTATAAGACAGATATAATAAGGTATACTTTAGACTGTATAGAGTGTACACATTTAGTAGATATACGTAGAACAGAATTAGTGAAAAGTACTCAAGGTGGACTAGCTGGTCAGATTGATTCTATAGTTTATCATGCAGTACCTGTAAAAGTAGCATTAACTGATTACATGAACAGTAAAATTATAGACAATAGTACACCAAAGTTTGTAATGTTTTATTCTTATCTGTTTGAACTACATATAGGTGATAGGATAACACTTAGTGATTCTACTTTTGAAGAGGCAAAAGTTAATAGTTTAGTTCATATAACTCCAGGTTTAATGGAGGTACACTTTGATAAGGACCCAAGATGGCTCTAAATATTAAGGGAAGAGTTAAAATAAAGATTAAAATTCCTTTAAAAGCTAGTAGTTCATCGAAAATTAATATAGGTGCTTTAACAGAAGAATATACAAATGCTTTAAACAAAGTTTTACACAAACAAGAGAATAGTATAGAAGATAATCAGTTGTCTGTAATTCCTGAATTAGTTTTAGACAACTCTAAACCAGCAGTTGTTGAAAAGGCAGTTAAGTATAATATAGTTAGTAATATAAATAGAGAAGGTACCCTTTCTAGGCTAACGACTGAAGATGTAAAAGAACTAAATCTTTTAAGGCCTGCAGTTTTTTCAAATGGCTATTTATATATAGGATCTGTACATAGCACGTATTCTGATATATATTACTCAGAGCAAAATATAGACATAAAAAGACTAGTTAATGGTTTTGTAGATAAAGATAATAACTTTTTAACTAGAGAGCAGGCAGCAGAATGGCTAAGAAGATCTTCATACATCAGTTGGAAGGAACTTAAAAGTAAAAGCACCTTAGAAATTACTGACTATAGACAAGCTGTTGGTATTGAAACTATGGATGGAAAGTGTTATGTTGAAATACAAAAACGACAGGATTTAGCTACGCAACTAAGGTTACCACAATGGGACGTAAAATAATAATAAAACCCAATACAGATATTACTATAGAAAACATTATTGAGAGTAATCAATTTAGTAGTAATATGTTTGGTAAAATACAGGCTATAAGACAAGAGTTTATAAATAAACTTAAAAAGCCTAATAAAGTTAAAAGAAAAATTAGGCTAAAGGTTAATTTTAAATGATAGATCCAGTATGTAGTATATCTAATATAATGCTTTCAGTTGAAAAATTGTGGTGGGATACTGTAGCAAAACCAAACAATGAACTACTTATTAGTAAGAATGACTATAACGCTAGAATTGAGGAACTTAAAATAGCTAAGTCAGCTATTATTTGGGATCTTGCTGATATGTCTAGAACCCATCATTGGTCTGCAAATTTATACATAGGTGCAACAACTTTTCAGGATTTTGGTAATAAAAAACTTTATAGATTAACTGATGAAATTAAATACATCATAGATACATATTTGTATATACCTGTATTTGATTATACTCAGGAAATACCAGAAGAATTTGAGATTAATAAGCTTGTATTAGTAGGACCAGTAAAATGGTTACCGATAACTATAGAGCCTAATGAGTTTAAAACTAGTATTTTTGCAGTTACAGTTAAATATGCTCAAACAGGTTATCTATAGGAGACAGTATGGCATTAGATGCTATAATGATTGGTATAATGAAATGCAATATTGGTGGGGTAGAAGCAGGTTCCGTTAAAAGCGCGTCTGTAACTATTAAACCTCAATATAAAGAGCATAAAACTGGTTACCCACAGATAAGTGACTTAAAAGCACTTTTAGTAGCAGAAGGCATTTGTAAGGTTGATTCTGAAGAATCTGCCATAGTTAGTGTAACTAAAACTATTGCTTCAAGTCTGTCATCTGGGACACCTGCAGAGATAAAATTTAAAGGTAATGCTCCTGGTCTTGGTGGTGTAGCTTGTAGTATATCTGGTACAGGTTTTGGTAGTGGTTCAGGCTTATTTGGTAAGATGGAAGATTTTGGTTATGCTTCAGCTGAAACTACTTGTATTGACTTAACTTTTACAGGTGCCAATGGTGCAGGTAATATAATAGGTATAGTACCATTTATTGTTCCTGTTGAGGCTTCACAAGCAATGACAATAGATAGGGAATCTCTTATTTATGGTGCACCAACAGTTAATGGTAATCTGTGTCAGCAAGCACAGTTTAGTTGTTCAGCAAAGACTCGCTATGTAATGATGCAGTTTGGAGCAGGAGCCACATTAGATGCGGCTATTATGGAAAATACTGACTTTTCTATTACAGCATCATTTATGTCTGGTGATGCAGCTTCTGGGGTACAAGCTAGTATGGTGCCAGGTAATGTTCCTACTAATATTGCTGTAGGAATGACTATTCCTACTGTTGGTGGTAGTTCAGTAGGTATTAATATGATTGGTATTTTAGAGGCAGATGTCTCATTTAGTCCTGGAAATGATTGGAATGGTATATCAGTAAAATATACTGCAATATTAGATGACCCTTCTAAAATAGGCACCAATTGGGCAGGTATTAGTTAAAATAATAAATAAGTAGTTAACACACAAGGAGGTAGTACAAAATGGCAACAGATCTAATGATTGGTATTATGAAGGCAAGTATTGATGGCAACTCTATTGGTTCAATGAAGAGTGGATCATTAACCCTTAAGCCTCAGTACAAAGAGCATAAGTCTGGTTTCCCACAGATTACAGACATTAAAGTTCCTGAAGTAATAACAGGTACCTTTAAGTTTGATTGTGAAGAAATTGGTCTTATAAAGACAGTAGCTGGGCTTGGTGTAGCTGCACTAGGTGCAGGTGTTCCACATAATGTTAACGTAGCTGCTGAGGCACCTACCGCTCAGGGAGGCGCATTTCAAATGACAGGAAGTGGTTATGTTAAAGGTGTATCTGGTCAGGTTAATGCTGCAGACTTTGGTGTAATGTCTGTTGAAGTTGACTGTGTACCAATGGGTGGGGCTGGTGGAAGTGCTTTAATTACCTTTACAAACTTAACTGGTCCTGGATCGACAACAATCGCTGCTCCTAGTTATACACATCAGGCTCTAACTACTGACTCTAATAATCTTTCTTTTGGTACTCCTACTGTTAATGGTAGCAACTGTAGGTCATTTAATTTCAATGCAACAGGAAACTTTAAGTATCATACTTCTGGTTTCCCTCCAGTTATTGACCTTGCAATTATGGAGTCAAATGAGTTCACACTGTCATCTGAGTTTGAAGATCCATCAGCACCACTGTTGACAGATGCTTTAGCAGCTTTGACACCTGGTGTACAACCAGTAACTGGTAAAACACTTACTGCAGTATATAAAATAATTGGTGGTACAGACGTTGTTGTTACACTGAAGAATGCAATGGTTGAACCTGATCTTTCATTTAATCCAGGCAATGACTGGAATGGTGTAACAGTAAAAGCAACTGCATTATTACCCCATGGAACTTTGCCTTCTTCAGGTTGGGCCATGACAATTGCATAGTTAATCTAAAGTGTTCCAAAGTCACGTAATTTCAACTAACTGGAATCAGCGTTATAGAGATAGGCCAAGTAGTTTATAAAGGCTATAATATAACGCTGATTCCTAACTTAAGCAAAAGGAGTAAGCATAATGGAAAAAATTGCACCAGGGAAGTTCGAAGTTCAACTATCTGGAGGGACTAGGACTGTTGTTATATCTTTTGGTATTCGCAGTGAGATACTTCGTATCATTACTAAGAAACAACTTGAGTATCGTAGTATTTCTTCTAAGAACATGCTACCTACAGAAATGCGAGCTAAATTAGCTGAAGCTGTAGAGGCATTAGAATCAGAACGTAACAAAGAAGATAAAAATGATACCAGAATTATAGAGCTTCAAGAAACTGTAAATAAACTTTATGAAGAGTCAATTAACACTATAGACGCTAATAAAGATATAATAACAGAAAGATTAGCTCTAGGTATGATTGATCTTACAGATGATGCTATAGCTGATATCTTGGCTGTTGTTTTAACTGAGCGAGATAAAGAAGGCAAAATAGTTAAACAAGTAACACGTGAAGAAATTTTACATGGTGCATCATTTGCTGAAGATAGTGATGAACTTCTTTCTTTAATTGAAGTAGTCATGGAATATTTGACTGATGCACTAAAAAAAATCTCAGTGATAAGTCAGATGGTGACAAGTCTCGTGAAGCCAGATTAGCCGCTATACGCAAAGAACGTGGTTTAGAAGAACCTAAAAAGAATGACTTAACTATTTATGATTTAATACAAGTTATGTGTGTTAGTAATCCCCAGGTAGAGTGGTTCACTATCTGGGGTTATACACATGAAGAAATCCTTCATCGTTGGAGCATTTGGAAGAAATTTGACATAGTTACTCGTATTTTTGGATCAGGCGAAAAAGAAAAAGACGAACCAAAGACTCCAGTAAATGATGAAGCCACATTTGCGGCTTTGGCTAATTTATTTGGGCCTAATTTTATGAATACACCTGCCCAGGAGACGAGCAATGAGTAAAGAAGATAAAGGTGCAGAACCGTTTAATCCTATTAAAAATATAGACAATATTACTCCCACCACAGCACAGTCTGACGTTTCCATAGTAGGTGATGAACAAATAAGTGTAAGTCTAGATGGGCTGGTAGCTAGTCTAGGCTTGCAGCTTGATCCTAAGTCCTTGGATTCTATCCGTTCAGCTGTAATGGCATATACTGAACAAT